ACCGCTGTGACCTTTGCCGGATCACGCAAAGTAAGAACTAATACTTTGTTCTGAAAGATTTCCATGTGAACTCGTAATGTGTTTGCCCAAGCAGAAATCGCCTGAACAGGGTGTACCTGTTCAGGCTCTGCGCCGCTTCCCAAGCCGAGGTGCGGACTGTGGCGGCTGGTGCGGTTAAAGGGTTACAAACGCGCCCCGGGTAGCACACTCACACCTGACTGCTACCCTATTGGTTTCTAAAGCGACTGTGAAAATCAACAAATCAGCCGAATAGACCTATTTATTGTATCAGCTTTCGCCCTTGCGGTGGCCGTTTCGACTGCGGTTTTTGTGTGCGGATACGACACGCAACCCATCAGAATTTTTTCCGCCATCCTTGAGCATCTTCACGTGGTCAACGTCTTTACCTTTGTGCGGGATGCCCTTCTTGTCCAACTCGCGTCTGGCTTTCTGGCGTTCCAGCTTAGCGGGGATCTCGCCCCGCTTTAGTTGCATCTCGTATTCGTGTTTGTACGGGCGGGGGGTCTTGGTGTACGGCATATCAGTTTCTCCCGTTGTGGGAGCAAGTTAATACGGCACAGTGTTTTCGGCACAAGCCGCTGGGTTTGGGGTTCCATGTGCCCGTGTCCAGTGCAAACGCGAGGCGCTTGTTTCGGTCAGACCATTTAGTCCATAGCACATCTTGCTGTTCCACATCATACTTGCTTTTCACGAGAGCATTTGCAATCACGAACAGCAACCCGCCCTTGACTTTTTTAATCTCAGGAAAGTGTTTGAACACGCAGAGCGACATCAACTCTAGCTGCTCGGGATCTGCATACTTAGACGACTTGCCCGTCTTGTAGTCAATAACTCGCGCCTCGCCCTTCTCTCGATCAATGATCAGCAGGTCGGCAATCCCTCGATACCATACGTCTGGCGCATCAAACGCACATGGCTGAAGATCTTTTGTAACCCCCATCTCATGTTCACACAGGCGCTCACCGGGAATCTGTTTCAGGCTATCGAGCGTCTGTTTGGCAAACGTAAAATACGGCGGTAGTGGCTCACTATCACGTATATATTTCTCGGCAGCTTCATGGAACCGAGAGCCGTACAGCAACGCCTCCGTCTCAGGCTCGACCACATCCTTAGCTATCTTTAAGTGATAGTACTTCCGTGGGCATTGCTCAAACAGCTTAATGCTGCTGTACGACCATTTCATTAACACTCACCGTATCTTTGACCAACACCTGATTCACAGTTAACAGGCAAACCTACTGCCCACTTCGGCGTCCACCGCATACACTCTTCAATGTATGCTTGTGCCTCTTCGACCTGCTCTTCGCGCACCACGCACGCAATCGCATCATGCACGGTTAGCACGACTCGGTACTTCTGCCCGATGCGGAGCATCTGCTCGCCAATGATACACCTTGCGATAGCTTGGCAGACATTCTCGATCACCTTCCCGCCATATATTCTTGTACGACCACGGCGGGTCTTGTACGTGAACTCAGGTCCCTGCTCGCCATCTGTTGACTGCAAATCGTCGTAGCGCATTAACAACCCACTGGGCAAACGAATTGCGGACTCGTTCGGCTCGACCGTCAGTACTCCGGCACGACCCAGTGTGCAGGCATCGTTGCGTGATAAGCATTCAATAACTCCTTTAGCTTGACGCCACAGGTTGACAATCTGCGGACTGCCGTGCCGATATGCGTCGATAATGCGCCGCGCCTCATCCAAATCCACCGCAACTCCGGCTTGTTTGAGTGCCGCTTGAAACTTGACCGCACCCATCCCGTAACCTGCACCGAGGATCGTTGTTTTACCAATAAAGCGTTCGGGCGGTGATATTTGATCTACAGGTTTTCCATAGATCGTTGACGCCATCTTCTTGTAAACGTCTTCTCGGTTAGTGAATGCCGTGACTAGATCATCCTGCTCGGCCAGCCACGCCAGCACCCGGGCTTCAATCTGCGCGGAGTCGGCATCGATAACGCGGTGTCCCTTAGGGGCCATGATTGCCAGCTTGAGTTTGTTGGCGTTCGCCCCTCGGCTCGGCAAGTTCTGAAGATTGATCTTGTCATCGCCACCAAACCGGCCCGTGTGTGCCGCGTAATAACGTATTGGCACAGGCATCTTGCCCCGCTTAGCGATGCCGATCAGCCGCTCGGTGCGCGTCTCCTCAAGCGTTGACTTGTTACCAAGCCTTGCCGCTACAAGAATCTGAACCCGCTCGTCCGGGTGCTCGGCCAAAGCCTTGAACTCCTCATCGCTCTTAGCCATAGCCAGAGTTTTCTTACCGGTGGTCGGGCTAATCTTTGTGGGCGGCTCAACCCCAAAGTTATGTAGCAACTCGCCAAACTTCTGGTTACTCATCAACTCGTCCCGGGTCACCCCGGCGTTCTCCAGCAGCTTGCGCTTGCGCTCCACCACATCAATCAGATGAGCATCGAGCAACTCCGTATCAAGCTCTAACACCGGGATGATGAACATGCGCAGGGTCATGTCGATCAGGTGCAATTCTTTTTTAGGGAACCCCTTGACCATCTCAAGATAGAGCTTGTGCGTTAACTCCACGTCGTTGATGCAGTAGTCACCATAACGTGATAGCGCATACGCATCAAAGTCCTCGCGCCGCTTACCTAATGCGTTGACAACCTCGGTCCCCTTCTCACCCAACTTGTACCGTTGCACCAGTGCAGAGAGTGACGCACCGACCTCAACCCCGTGCAGAGCACGCCCCATGCAGAGCGTATCGAGCATGAACCTCGGCACAAGATCAAAGTGCCATGACAGGATCGCCCCGTCAAACATCATATTGTGTGCGAGCACAACTGAGTTCGGTATATCAAATTGAGATAGCCACTCCTTGAGCAACTCCTTCGGCCCACTCGCCCACTGCGTCTGCTGGTCGTTGACCTTGACTGCAACCCCAATAACTTCAAAGCGTGGGTCGCGTATGTACTCCTCGGTCGTTATCTTGGACAGGCTGAAATCTTTATCATAAAAAGTTTCAAAGTCTATTGTTAGTAAGTTCATCAATAACCCCGAATTTCTTTTAACTTATCCGAGTAATGCTGAGCCTTAGCGCCATCATTATCCGCACCGTCTTTCTTGCCTTGACGTATAGAGTATTTAATTATGTTGCCCTTTAAGAACCCTATAAATTCTTCTTCTGTGAGCACAGCTTCCATAACTTCCCAAGGTGTCACGGTCAGGTCCTTGTAATGATTGCCACCCACCTGCTGATCATCTGATTTCATTCTGTACATCTCTTGGCAAGTTTCTCAAATAGTAAACATACCCCGGCTCGTTCTTGAGTGCGGTATTTCTTATTCTTTCTTCGTTAGTTTGGGGTTTTTTTCTAGGTCTCGGCGCTTTGCCGGACAGGCTGTACACCATGTACATCCTTGCTTTAGCAACGTCCATAACAACTTCTCTGCGCAGCAGCACACCCTCAAGGTAGAACTTTCGCAAAATGTTTTTGATTGCGCCCAGAGTCATGTCGGGTACGAGGACTTTCACTGCGGGTAGCTCGCCGTGTTCTTTCAAATAATCAAGTACGGGATGTGTCATTGTCCGTCACCCAATAAAAAAGCAACCATGTCGTGAGAGCTATTCGCCATGCAATCCAACAGCACAGTAAAAAATCCATCATTAATGAGTCCGTCATATTCATTAAACATCTTGATCCTTTAGCTGTTCGTTAAGACGTCGTAAAAACGTAGCTTCTGAATCATCTGAAGAAACAAGATAGTCAATACGCTGTACGTAAATATACGCCCTGCGCAGCATGTTCACTGCCGTTTCAAATTCATATAGCGTTTCTGGTTTGAACTTGTAGTCCAAATCGGTTTCGTCATTCTCCACAATAAGCTGTTCTATATCATCAGCAAGCTGATGCAGTTTAAACTGCTCGTATTTAAAGTATCCACCGCTCATGTGTTCTTCTCCTTGTTCCTTTGGCTTATTTCATGCAGTTTTTCTTCAATCATTCCCATGTGATTGCCTGACCACGCATCCCAAGTCGCAGTGCGCTTTTGATTGATAGTCAAATCACCGTTGGGGCTTTGACGTAACAACTCCCCCATGTCTTTACAACTTGCGGTGAAGTTCTTTGGTGCCTCTTGGTCGGGACAAATTGTGAATGTGTAAGGTAACTTAGCCACCGTTCTTCTCCTTCAACCTTGCTTCAAGCGCGGCTATCATGTCTATGACATACGGACGATTCGCCAGCGAAATTTCTTTTGCCTCTTCTTTAGTCAGCCCAACCCACGTGCGCTTTGTGTCATGCGATGTCTGGTCAAGCATCACTGTACGGGCTAACGCCTCACACGTTGGGCATGGTGATGGGGCCGGATACAACGCAGTCCAACGCTCCGGGTGCCTCTTCAAGTCTGCTGGTTTGTGAGCAATTACGTTGTCTTCGATGCTCGTATGCATCCATGCCACAGGCTTTTGCTTTGATTGCTCTCGTTGTTCAATGTATTGGCGCAATTCCTCAATCTCTTCTCGCAGCCGCCGTTCGATCATGCTGTACGAAATCATGCCGTTCTGATGATCCGGATGTTTATTGCACCGCTCCCAAAAATCTTTGATGTCTTCGTATTTCATACCTACCGGCTCCTCTAAGCATTTCTGCCAAATTTCGTTGACTTCATCTTTCATCTCAGCGCGGGATATTGGTCTGCTCATTTCTCCCCCCTTCGGCGAATAGCAGTAGCGCAGTCGCAGTGATATCGAGGATTAAGCACATCTGTTTGCCACTCATTAGCCACCTTGGCGCACGCCTCCCGCTCATGCGCGGCCACTAATGCGGCAAACTTTTTAAATATATCTATTATGGATTCTCCTACATCGTAAGTTGCTAACCCAGATTCCCGAGCCATGCGGATAATGTCGTTTCTATCCATTATTTTTCTCCATGTTGGGCCACTGCGCCCAGACAAGTGGTTTGCCTACCAAGTGTTCTTTCTCCATCACCATCTCTACAAACTCTGCTACCGGCACCTGCACTGGTTGCCGACCCGGAAGATATTCAAGTTCTGACAATATGTGCGCGGCAACAAGTTCGGCAAAGCGTTCAAGTCTGTCAATCACTAAGCCGTGAGCGTTTAGTTCGGCCTCCTGCGCCATGCGGACGATGTCGTCTCTATTCATTCATTCCCCCTTTCGCGGATGCCAGACGCAATGTAACTAGCGGTGTTGTTCGTGTTGTCAATCTCCCGCGCCACAAGGTCAGCCCACTTGGCGCACTCCTCTCGCTCATACTCGGTAACAAGTTTGGCGAAGCGTTCAAGGTTTTCGTAGCTAATTTCTAAAATTCCCCACTTGTCTGGGTTAGCGCAGCCTGTAGCCCCGACATCTATTGCCATACGGATGATGTCGTCTCTAGATGTTTCCGGCATAGTCACGTAATTTGGCTCACCGCCGGAAAAAGTTTTAACCAGCTTCATTCCCAACTACCTCCACGTGCCGTCATCTGACCGGCTAAAAATGCCGCTTTGTATGCGCCATCGTTCGTGTTAGCACGCATCAGTTGTGATTTGAGATGGTTAATCTCAACCTGAGATTGTTTAACTGCCGCGTCCCATCCCGCTGCAAACGCGTCATGCAGGAACCCTTCTTGTGAGTGATATCCACCCATCGGCATGTTCTTACCGTGCTCACTTACCCACCATTTACGCCATGCTTCGGCGCGTTCTTTATCCATTTCCACTCTCCGTATATTTAGCCCAAACTTCTTTGGGCATCTCAATAGTTATCACACGATAGTTGCATAAAGTACATACCCTGCGCCGTTCGACCCAATCAAAATCTCGATCAGTGTCTTTCCATTGCCGGGTATCTTTAGTTCTCATAGGCCATCCGCATTCAGGGCACTTCATGCAAGCCAGCCACGTAACTTAGCTTTGACCCGCCCCCATACGGTCGGGTTCGGCACGGGCAACGGCTTGGGCTTGACCACTCGCTTGGCACGCTCCTTAACAGGCCCAGAGATCTCAGGCGGCACGGGCTTGAACAACTGCTTGCCATCTTTAAACGCCAAGTATTCCTGCTTATTTTTAAATACAGGCTCTTCCTTCAAAAACGGCGGGATAAACACCGGCTCTTCTACAACCGCAGCCTTCGGCTCATCGCGCACAGCGGCTGGGGCGGGAACTACTATCGTGGGGATCGCAGTGGCGTCAGCCAGCGGGACAGCGTTCTTCTTCGCATTGACCCAACCGACCGCACGCACACCAACCGGGAACGGATCTTTACCGTTCAGCACAATCTTGTTATAGCGATAAGCGAGGTTACGCGCATGCGTGTGAGTCATGTTCTGCAACGTGCCTAAGAACTTACTGCGCTTACCGTTCGTGACTGGGCTGAAGTACTCATAGCGCCACGTCGAGTGCATGCTGTCGGGATTCTTAAACCGAGTATGCAACAAAACAAGGTTCTCGGTAACACGCTCGCTGGTACGGCTAACGCGGTCTTGGTGATAATTAACTTTTTTCATCGTCGTTCCTCTGGTTATAAGGCTTTATAACTAAACACAATCGAATCCAGCACCTCGCGCAACGGCTCGATGCCATCCTCATTCACTACGAATGCTTCACCTCCTGCTTTCTCAATCTGCTCTAAGTTCTTTTCCTGCAATGCCGTGGGCCTGTTCGACCCTGCCTTGCACTCGATACCCACAAACCTACCGTGCAAGCACACCAGAAAATCTGGTGCACCCTGCTTAC